ACCAATGGTGCGTTAGGTTCTGGAATGGTTTGAAGAAGGCAGCACTGAACGCCTTTCACGATGCCGGTACGGAATACAAATGCGGTAAGCTGACGTTCTACTATGATGGCGGTGACTGGTTGTGGATGAAACGACCATCCGGTAGATATCACGCCTACTTCCAACCAAAGATTGAGTTGGTCGATTACCCTTGGGGTGAACAGGGTTACGAGCTAACAGTCTTAGCGGGATCGTCTTTACCGAAGGCGGGCGCTGAATGGCCTCGTCGTACCTTGACGGCTGGCGTGTTGATTGAGAATGCAACGCAGGGCGCGGCGGCTGACTTGATGCGGGATTGTGTGATGCAGGCGAAAGACTTGCCTGTTATTTTTTCTTGTCACGATGAACTGGTTGTTGAGGGCGATTACGTCGATGAAGTTCAAGCGTTGATGGACTTTTGCCCTGACTGGGCTGAAGGGTTACCGCTGAAGACTGAAGTTAAACATAAATCCAGATACGGAAAATAGCTATGATTGACAAGACAGGTATCCACGCCCTCGATGTACAGGTGGCAGGCGCACATTACAAAGACCTACCGATTCAGCCGGTTGAGTATTGCCAGCGTAATCAACTAAATTACTGTGAAGCAAACGTGGTGAAGTACGTCACGCGGCACAAAGCCAAAGCCGGTAAACAGGATTTGGAAAAGGCAAGGCATTACATCGACCTGCTAATCGAAATGGAATACGGAGACAAGACATGATAACGGCACATGACTTTTTAACGGAAGGGCAATCACAAGCCGTGACACAACAGGTGAAAGACCTGTCTTGGCTCTTTCAGGATAGGGACAGCTTCTACACGTTAGGCGCTGCCACCTATCAAGATAACCCTGTGGCGTATCCGTTTATCGCGGATGCGTTTAACAAGCCGATGTACCACACGATGAAGGAGTTGTACGAGAAGCTCTGGCGTGAATTACCCGCGATGATGGGTTTAGACCTGCCGTGCTCAACACCCTTCAGGGGTTTCGGGCTGGCGGGGTTTCATATCTTCGACAGCAAATCTCAAGGACTGTCAGGCAGTGTACACGTAGACGAACCGTATAACCGTTTAGACCTGTCAGACTATGACTGGCGCGACCCGTTCAGTTTTACTGTCCCTGTCGAGTTGCCGACTTTGGGCGGGGGTTGTGATTTTTGGTTTGGTTGTACCGATGAGGACATTGAAATTTTCGAGACTCATAACGAGCTACCACCCGAAACGTATGTCCCGTATGAGTTGGGTAAACTGTACCTTCACGATGGCAAGACACCGCATCGAATCGCCAACCCTAACCCTATTCCTGATGGCGAGTACCGTATCACGTTACAGGGACACGGGTTTGTCACGGACAAGGGTATCATTGTCTACTTCTAAGTCTATATCAGTACACGTAACTTTGCTGAATAGCGTTGTACAGCGATGAACCAGATAGGTTTCGCTGACAACGCACCCACTCAGTAAGAGCAGTAGACCGCAAACGCTAAGGCGTTTAAACATTCCCTTCCAGCACTCTGATTCTATCAAGTAGTTCACCAATAGCAGCCTCAAGTATTGGCACTCGCTTTGAAGCGTCAACGCCTGCCGGTATAACATCATCGCCTAAAGGCGCATCTCGACTACCTTCGCCTTCAGCCCCTCCGAAATTAGGCTGTGCGTCTATTAACTTGTGAGCGTTGTAACCCCAGACAGTTTGTGTGGGATCAGATAGGAAAGTAAACTCACCAATCATACCTTGCTCACGAGCCTCCAGAATCATCTCAGACGCGCCCGTGATAGGCGTGAAATCAGACTTCAAACGTGGGTCAGAGGATGTGTTGAAAGATGTTGCTGATCCGTTGGTGCTTACACTACCGACTTGACCATTACCGTTGAAATAAGCTGCGTGGCTTGCGCTTGTCGTTACGCTTCTAGACGTTGCGACCGCTCCCAGATTAAGCTCTATCCCATCTGTTGCACCCGTTACGGAAAAAGCACCTTGGGACAAAATGCCAGTGACATCGAGAGCGCCACCCACTTTTGTAAGCCCGCCTGCGAATGCTAGATATACCGCGCCTGCTGCGTCAACTTTAATACCGTCGATCAGCGTTATGCCATCGGCTGCGTACCATTGGATCGGCTCGTCGTTAGCGAGAACCCCGTTCGGTGCGCCTGTTACTACTCTATCTGATAATCTTGCCACGTTTATACGCTCCTATTAAAGTTCTGCGTCTGCTATCCACGATGATATCGAGGCAACCGTATTACTTAAAGCCGCGTTGTTCGCGTCTTGGTAGCCATCCACCGTTGTCAAATCCCCTGCTGATGTGTAGCCAAGTCGCACAACAGTCATTGTGGGGACAACACGCATTGTCGCTGGGAAGTACAACTGCGTTGACTGCCCCCCTGTCGCGTACTGCGTCAAAATAGCATCGAGATCGCTTTGACTGTAATACCGCTGACACATAGCAAGCTCCTCCGCCACTGACGCGCCTGCTGACCGCCACGGCAATACCTCTGCGCTTTCAGTCAACTGCCAATCACCTATTTGGCAGTCGCCGGTTGTTGTCACGCCCGTAAACGTCACGCGAATAGCGAACCCGTTCTCAACATCTGCCGTAGTGGGCGTAAATGTTAGACTCTCCAGCAATCTTGTTGTTGTCGGCGTTGCGAGCGTTTTCTGATAAGACAGTACTGACGCCGCCGACCAATCATCTATAGAGTTTGGTTTTAGCGTGTTTATGGCTGCCCCTGTTGCCATACCATTATTTGCATACGTTGTACCACTAAACGTGATTTCTCGATTAGCTAATAAAATCGCATCTGCTGCCTCGATACGATACTCGAAAACAAGATCGCCCGTACCCGTCACCGCTGTGACGTTGATCAAATGAACATATCCGGTTGCGCTCAAACCGCCATTCGCTAACCCGCCTCCGGTTGTTGTATTACCGCCGCGCCGTGCGGTACCCTCAAATGTGGTGAACCCTGTCGCTACGTTTGCGAATCTGTCCGCTCCACCGTAGGCAAGCACGTTATTCGTTAAGTCTACAATCCCACGCTGCGAAATCCGCATACCACCGTTGATGATTTTATTCTTTTGGTAGGCTTGGTCTTTACGTTCAAACTCGTTACCGTCAAACCCGTAAGCATCGCTTAAACGCCCGAAGTTCACGATCTGCCACTGCCCTTCTAAGAAACTGAACTGCGCGAAAGCGCCTTTCAAGTCGAGGATATAGGTGCCTGAACTGTCCTGCGAAAACGTGTTGCCGTTGCCGGTGATAGTCAGGTAATTGGTTGCGTCCCAATCATCCGCCTTATCCGCGAAAGCCACGGAGAAGCCTGTGGGAGGGTTAGCAGGCATGGCAATTGTTTGCCCACCCAATGTGACGTATCCGGTGCTGATCACGGCTGTAGCAGGTACAATGTCCATCTGAGTCCAGATAACACCACCGCCACCGACATCTAGCCATACGCTGCTATCACTATCCCACGTCTGGGGCAAAGCATTAGCTTGTAGCCATCTGAAACGGTCAACGCCTGCGATAGACATACGTATGTCGTTCTCTGAAAAGGCGTACATACCGCTTTGTGGGAAGTCATTAAATGATATGGCAGGCGTTGGTGCAGAGCCATTAACCGCTTTGAACTGCGCTGTCATGCCGCCTTTACCGCTACGGCTCAAGCTGTCTGTCATCTCGTTGTTCAGGTCAGCCATTGTCGTGTTAGCCCAATCCGATTCAATGATCGTATTGGTCGCGACAGGGTTCCCCGCAACGAGTGTGCTTGTACCGCTTGCATTTCTTGGCATTGTTAAATGCTCCTATTCTTCGTTTAAGCCAGTGCCTGTTAAGGGAACGCCGCTACGCAAGGCTTCGGCTATCTTACTGTTTTTTAGAAACTCTTGTCCGGCTTTTTGCGCACCGGTTTCACCTATAACCGAGCGACCGAGCGCATCGTAACCGCCTTGCCAAGTTTGTATGTTAGGTATGAAGCCTTTCAACGCATCAAGCAGTATCGAAGGTGTTTCTCGTCCTACCGTTTGTAGCCCCCTATCTGCTACATCCTGTAAAGGTGATTCTCCCGCGAACGTGCGCGTTTCTCCGCCAACGGTGCCTGCGCTTTCCATTAGCTGCTTCGCGGTGAACTTTCCTTCGTTCTGTTTAGCTTTTGCCCCTGCTTTCTTTACGACAAGGTACTTAGGGTAGTTTGCGTCCATTTCATTTAGGGCTTGACGTTGTTTAGATTTAGCCGTTCCCTTTAGTTTTTCTCTGACCATCTTGAGGCCGCCGGCAAGCTCTGTGTCACCTGATTTTGCTGCTGCTGATACGCTTTTTCGCAAACTGTTGTCTAAAGACTGAAGACCTTTTTTACTGAATTTTTTATCAAGTTTAGCTACATCGGCTGTTGCCCGTTTTAGTACTCCTGCACCTTTATTATCAACGACATCGGCTGTGCGCCGGAGCGTCCGTCCTATGTCTTTAAAGGTGCTGGGAGACAAAGGTTTAGCCAAGTCCCACGCGTCAGTGTAGCCTTGCTTGACCGCAGCCGTGAGTTCTTTCGCGCCTGCTCTTGCAGGAGCGTTTATCTTTACGCCCTTTGGCGCTGCGGCCTCCATCACTTTTTGCCCCCACGAATCTTCAGCCGCTTCTCTTGCCACTTTACGTGCTTTAGCCGCTGTAGGGATGACTTGCATCAAATTTTCTATACCTGCGATACTGGTATTTGAAGCCGCCATGCCGGGGGTTAACGGTATTCCTTCCGCTAGTTGCGCTATTGCTTCAGGGGTTTTATCGAAGCCGCGAATAGCCTTACCGCCAACTTTCAATAGTGCCGCTGGGCCTAACGTCAATGCTGCTTCAGTAGTTGCGTTACCTAATCGAGACTCTCCCGCTTCGGGCAGTTGAGTACCCCCGACAGCCGCCGCGCCTGCCGTTTGTTGCGCTAGTAGCCCTTTCAGTCTGTTAGGCACTTTAGTGGCTACTCTCATAGCCATCGGAATCTTTGTAGCAGCCTTTAATCCAGCGCCAATAAGACCGCCGCCCGCCGCCATTTGGCCTATATCCCCCACAATTTTACCTGCTGTACCCCAACCACTCTGACCCGCATCGTCTTGCCAGTCTTTAAGTCGAGCAAGGTCAGACTCGTCAGGCGCGTCTACAAGACCTGTCTTACTTAGTAAGTCTTTGCCGCCCTCCCATGTTTCAAGTGCGGAGGCACCGATGCCTTCACCAAAGTCTTGGTAGAACGCTTCTTCCTTGCCTTCATACTGGTTGGCAGGGGCTGCTTGCTGCGAACGCTGTATCTTGGCGATGTTTTCTGCGCGGCGTAGCTTGGCGATGTTTTCTTCTCTAGTAGCCATAATTAATCCGTTAACTTCGCAGCCATTGCTTCTAACTGTTCGTCAGTCATGCTATTAAAATCCGTCGCGGGCGGTGCTGCTTCTTTCGGCGCAAAGGGATTGGTTACTTTGGCAGCCGTATCAAAGACACTTTCAGTTCCCGCCAGTTCGTGTGCTTGAGTATAGAAATCTCTCGTTTCTTGCGAAGTCAAAGCGTTAAGGTTTGCGAGGTCTGCATTAAGCTCGTTCATTATCAGGGGCCACTGCTCCCGAAATACCGCCTCGTCACTCATCCAATCCGCGCCGTAAGTATCTTCGACCCGTTTAAGTTCAGTTGCTGTCTGCGCTAAACCTGCCTGCTTACGGATTAGCGGGGCTATAGTCTGAGTAAATTTAGAGAATATTTTCTCGCCCTGATTATCTCCACGCGCCATGTCCCCCGCTGCTCTCGCCAGCCCACCAAAGAAACCGCTACCGCCTTCAATGCGTCCTGCACCCGGTATGTCAGAGTCAGGATCATTGTAGGGTACGAGCATTTCGTTCAAACCTATGACCCCGTTGACGATAGGCGATAGCTCGTCTATACGCTTGCGATAAGCCCCTAATTCTCTAATTTGGCTAGGAGACATAGACCCCGCCTTCATTGCGGCTCCGTCCAGTTTTGCTTGGCGATCTAAGTCTTGCTGTTCTTTAAGGGCTGTAGCTTTTTGAAGAACATTAGCTTGGGCTTGAGCGCCTTTCTGCTCCGCTATGCCTTGGTCTTCTAGGCGATTTGCGGCGGCTAAATCAATAGCGGCTTGATCCGCCAGTAACCCTTCCTGATATCGGTCTTCGTTTTGCTGCGCCTGATACATCGGTAAAGCGTTCTTAGCGCCTGCCATCTGTTCTCTGGCTGCTGCGCGTTGAGGCTCTATCGCGGCTGCGCGTTTATTGCCCGTGTAGCTGTTCATTAGACTAGCTATCGCGTTTAGACCTGTGCCGGTAGCATTGCCTCGCATTTCCTGTATAGGCTGATCCCGCAAAGCATTAGCGCGTTCATACCGCTCGTCTAAGCCAGCAAGATTACCAGACGCTTGAGCGCCTTGAAGCAGTTGCTGTTGAAGTTCGTCTAATGTACTTGCCATAATAGCCTCTATGCTCTAAGCGCCGATATTAATGCGCCAACACCCAAACCTAACGGCCCTGTAAGACCTAATGAAGACAGTAGCGCAGCTTGTCCTGCATCAAGTGCTACGTCTTTGGCGATAGCGCCTGCGTCATCCCCTGAAAGAATACCTCCAAGAGCGGATACGCCTGCTGTTCCACCTAAACCGCCTAATGCTTCGGACATAATACCGTCTGTTGCTGCGTTAGACCCTAGTTCTGCTGCGCCTGTTTCAAGTGCCGTACCGCCTACTGTGCCTAATGCTTCGTTTGTAATAGAATCTGTCAAGGCTGTCGCTGCCATATCGCTACCCCCTGCCAGCCCGCTGCCCATTGTAGGCGCGATTGTCGGCGTATCACCAAAGAACCCTTTAACACTAGACTGTAGTTCAGGACTGTCAAGGTACGCTTTGCCCAGTGACCCAACGCCAGCTACATTTCCGCTTCGTATTGCGTCAATACGCGCCTGTTCCTTAGCGTCTGCCTGCCCTTGTAGCGCATAAGCTCTAGAAAAATCCGGTGTTGCTGCTTGCGTGGCTGCTTTAAAATCATTGCCCATTCCCCAACCCATTTCTTACTCCTTATGCGCTAAAGTTTTCGACCATTTGGCCTGTGGTTTGAGCGCCTTGAAGCGCCTGTTGTTCTGATAGGCTTTGACCGCGCTTACCTATATATTCCTGAATCTGCTGCTGACGTAGCGCGTTAGCTCTTTCATTAGCAGACATTTCTTGGTTAAACGCTTGCTGATCGGCTGCTCTGTCGTTCTGACCGCCTGAAAGCATTTGATTATACCGCTGCTGCTCCGCAGTGAGGTTCTGCCCAAACGTATTACTCGCTTGACCATACGACTGTGCGTCTTCTGCTCTACCTTCAAGGGTAGAACCCATTCTAGCCTGTTCGTAAGCATCTGTACTGTCGCGACCATAAGCCGCCATTTCAGACTCATACGCTTGGTCGCCTGCTCTCAAACCACGGTTACGCAATCTGACTTCAAGCTCTTTACGTCTTTGCTCCATCTGCGGGTCAAGACGGCTTGTAGCACGACCGTAAGACGCATCTTCTGCGGCTTGGCGTTGGCTTTGCCCATCCCACTGAAATCCTTCAGGGCCAGTTGTTGGGCCAATACCGGCGCCAATAACACCTGACGCTTGCGGGCCTGCTTCTACATCACCGAACTGATCCCAGTTAAGTGGTGCGCCCATTTCAGCGTTTATACGGTCGCCCATTGCTGCTGCGGTAGAACCTAACTGCTGATTAGCTTGCATCTGCGTGTTGTAAAGGTTCTGCATCTCAGGCGATAGCGTCTGATTCTGCGTCCATTTAGTGACCATCTGGCCAGTAGCAGGGTCGCGAACCATTGATTGCCCCCACGTATTGCTGCCCATTGTGCTGTACTGGTCAGGACGGTCGGCATACGTTTTATCCCGCGCTGTTTCGCGTGACTGTTCGCCTTCTTCTTGCGCTGCGCCGATGATATCTGGTGATTTTGGGCTCTTTTTACCGATTGGACTACCCTCCTTTATTCTGTGCCGCGATACGGCTACGACTGTTATCTGCTGCTGCTGACCTTAAAGCGCCAGCTCTGGCGTTACCACCACGGTTCGTTATGGCTTGTACAGGTGCCTGTTGTGGGCCAACTGCGAATTGTTCTACCCTTGGTGCTGGTGCGGGTGCTGCTGGTGCTGCTGGCGCGGGTGCTGCCGCTGCTTCTTGCTGTCTTATCGCTTCGGCTCTTGTTGGTGGTGCTGCCATCAATCCCGCGTCTACAGCGTTTTGAACGTATTGAATAGACTTGTCTGGGGCCATTGTAACGTCAGGCTGTATGCCTTTAGGGTTAGGATTGGCATAACCTACGCTGGGTTGCTCGCCTCTTGAATTGGTTATATTTACCCTCCCTGAACCTGCTACTGTGTTAGGTACGGAAGGTTTAGCTTGCACCACGTTTGTAGGTTGAGGCCGTCTTTGGGCCATATACTGATTGTAGTATGCGTCAGGTATTCTTACGTTCACGGTTATGCCGCCTCTCTCAATTCAGTTATGTATTTACAGTCTTCACGCTTTAGCTGCATTAGTAAGTAGTCTGTCCCTACATCATACGCTTCTTCTAATCGCGTCTTGACTGTAAACCCCATGTGGGTGTTCAACTTAACGGCTTTATCGTTATTCGCCGGTACGAGTCCGTAGACAAAATTCACGTTCTGGTTCTTAAAAATGAAGCCAAAACATTCTTCTAAAAAGCCGTGTTTCAATAACATCGGTGTTGTTAGCATAAAGTGGCATTGTACGCTGTTATTCGTCCAATTATCCATAAGGCAAGCACCAACAGGCACACGCCGGTCAGCATCTATCGCCATAATACC